ACTAATGGCGTTCAAGGTACATCTGGTGTAAATGGAAACGCTTACATCGTAGATATCTTGGATGGCGGTTCTTCTGCAATCAACCCCGATATTATTTACGACTCTGGAACATCATCTACAAGTTCATGGACATATACAATCGATGCTGGTGGAGCAACGGTTTCATTCTAAGATAAGGAAAATACAATGACCTCACGCCTTCAAAATCGCCGCGATACAGCCGCTAACTGGACAAGTAATAACCCGACTCTTGGCACTGGCGAAATAGGATATGAAACCGACACCGCAAAGTACAAGATTGGTAATGGATCATCTGCGTGGACTGCTCTAGCTTATGCCTATACCGCAGGAGCAACGGGCGCACAAGGAACTACAGGCACACAAGGAACAACTGGTACACAAGGAATTCAAGGAACGACAGGTATTCAGGGTTTAACAGGCACACAAGGTTCAACTGGCGCGCAGGGAATTACAGGTACGACAGGTACAACAACAGGCTTACTAGGATTTAACGCGCAGACAGGAACTACCTACACTCTTGTTGCTACCGATGCCAATAAGTTAGTTACAGCATCTAACGCATCTGCCATCACAATCACAGTTCCACCATCAGTATTTAGCGCAAACGATGTTATCAATGTTCAGCAAATCGGCGCAGGTCAGGTCACATTTGCCGCAGGATCAGGTGTCACAATCACCTCAAACGGCGCAACATCTGCCGCTCCTAAAATTCGCGCACAGTATTCAGCCTGCTCAATTATCTGTTCCGTAGGTGGTGCTACTCCTTCATTGACCGTGATTGGAGACATCGCCTAATGCCTATTCTTGGAATTATGGCTTCGCAAATGACGGGGCATCTTAATTTAGTTACAGATATCCTTGTAGTCGCAGGTGGCGGTTCCGGTGCGTATTCACAACCTGGTGGCGGTGGTGCTGGTGGACTTTTGGGTTTCAGTGCTCAATCATTAACATTAAATTCTTCTTATACAGTAACCGTTGGCGCTGGTGGAGCGGCTTCCGGTACTGGAGCAGTTAATGGCAATACAGGCGGTGACTCACAATTTGGCTCATTCACTCTTGTAAAAGGTGGTGGCTCTGGCGGTTCAACTGCTAACGCAGGCGGTAACGGTGGTTCAGGCGGAGGAGCAGGACAAAATAACGCGACAGGCGGCACAGCTACTTCTGGTCAAGGATTTAACGGCGGCGGATACAACGGCGGCGGTGGTGGTGCAGGTTCAGCAGGTGCAGCAGGTTACGGCGCAGGCATTTCTGGTTATACAGGAGTTGGTGGCGTAGGTTCATCCGCTTATTCTTCTTGGGGTCTTGCAACAACAACTGGTCAAAACGTGTCAGGCATAGTTTATTACGCAGGTGGTGGTGGTGGTTACGCTAACGTAGGCGGTAGCGCAGTTGCAGCCGCAGGTGGTTATGGCGGTGGTCAAGCAGCAGGTTCATCAACGGCTGGCACAGTTAACACAGGTGGTGCATCAGGCGCAGATTCTAACCGCGCAGGCGGCTCAGGCATTGTCATTGCTCGCTATCAATCAGCATCTCAAAAAGCAATCGGTGGAACTGTAGTTTCATCAGGTGGTTACTACTACCATACATTTTTATCATCAGGTTCTTTCTATACTGCAATGGCAACTGCAAAAGCAACTGGCGGTTTGATTAGCCGCGATGCAACTTATTTCTATCATACATTTACTTCATCAGGAACATTTACTCCATCTCAATCACTTACTGCTGATGTATTAGTAGTTGCAGGTGGTGGCGGTGGTGGTTCACGTTCCGGTTATTATGGCGGTGGAGGTGGAGCAGGTGGATTGCTTCAATTTATTTCTCAGACATTAACTACAACTTCATACACTTGCACAGTAGGTGCAGGTGGTGCTGGCGCTACCAATGCAAATGGAACTGTTGGTGTTGATTCACAATTTGGCGCACTTACTCTTGTCAAAGGTGGTGGTTACGGTTCGGGCTTAGCCAATGCTGGCGGTGACGGCGGTTCAGGTGGCGGTGGTTCACGCGGTTATGGCGGGGGAAATCCTACAACATCACAAGGTTTTGCTGGTGGCGATGGAACTGGTGGCGGCGGTGCTGCGGGCGGTGGCGCTGGTGGAGTTGGAACAATAGCACTTACCCCTCCTATTACTGGTGGTGTTGGCTTTTATTCAACATTGACAGATGCAATGGGCGCAGCAACAAATACAGGTCAATTAGTTTCTTCACATTATTATTTTGCTGGAGGTGGCGGTGGTTGCACTACTTCTTCTGGACAGGGAACTTCTCCAGGCGGTTCAGGTGGCGGTGGTACTGGAGGGGCTTGGAATAGTGGTTCACCAATAGCGGGAACTGCTGGAACAGCAAATACTGGCGGCGGTGGTGGTGCAGCACCAACAGACAACGCATCAAAATCTGGTGGCTCAGGCATCGTAATCATTCGGTACGCAATCTAACTTAGGGAGATACAATGACAAATAAAGTAACGCCAATCAAAGATACAAAGCCAACGCAATGCTTCTCATATGAAGTAACAATGCTGGTTCATATCATCGCCGATAGCGAAGATGCGGCTAAAGCACAGTTAGATGAAAAAGGTGGCATCGTCACTAAGCGTGATGTGAAACTATTGAACTCAGTAACACTTTATGGAGAGGATAAGTAAATGGCGCATTTTGCTAAAGTAGCTGACGGGATCGTAGAACAAGTCATCGTGGCTGATACCGCGCAATGGTGTGAGGCTAATCTTGGCGGCACTTGGATTCAGACTTCTTACAACACAATCGGCAATACCCATTCATTAGGTGGCACACCACTGCATAAGAACTATGCAGGCATTGGCTACTCTTGGGATGGCACAGGATTTGCCGCGCCTCAACCATTTGCATCTTGGACTCTTGATGCAGATACTTACCTATGGCAAGCACCTGTTGCTATGCCTACAGATGGCAAGCGTTACAACTGGGATGAAGCAACAACTGCTTGGGTTGAAGTAACTATCTAACCCACAACATCCCTACATCGGCAGTAGGGCGCAAGCCTGATGCCTTCCAATTCTCCCGCTCCCAAGCGGATCTAGCGCCTTCGTGCCAAGCGGATAAATCAAAGGTGCTGAGCTTGTAATAGGTATCAGGTTCTTGGCAATGATGCTCAATAAACTGCGGTGCTACTTCGGTATAACCGCCATGAGATAGATACTCAAGTTGTAATTTATGATCCGAAAGCGTGGCCAAAGTCCATTCGAAGGCAATTTTGCCCATCTTGGAGCTAAGACCTTTAAAGACAGACCATTCGCCGCCTTCCACATCTATCTTAATCAAGTCAGGAACGCCATATTTCAGCGCCAGCGTATCAAGCGTGATGGTTGTAGCTCCAATAGTCCGATAAGACTTACCGGCATAGGGCATCGTTTCATCCGTAAGCCATTCCTGATTGAGCGTAGATAGCCCATCCTCATCGGCCTCATAGAACTCAACCCAGTCATAATCGCTTCCGCTTACGGCAAACTTCAACGGTGTCACCCGTGGGTCATAACAGAAGTTAGCAACCAGTTCGGCAAATACTCGATGTGCCGGTTCTAAGGCAACAACATCGTAACCTTTACCTAACGCGGCTAAAGTAAAGTCACCGCGATTTGCGCCGATATCAAAGCAGAGCATGTAATTTCTCCAAGTTATATTTCACGGCATTGGCGTAGATAGGATCTAACTCCATCTTAGATAGCTCATTTAAGGTAGCTATAGATTCATCTTTACGGCCAATCCACCATGCGGCCACAGCCATCTGGAACTTCAGGCAGTAATCGCCGTAGTATCCAATGCCAGCAGGTAACGGATTAGCGTTCCAATCCCAGCCTAGACCGATTGATGCAAAGGTATAAGCCTCTTGCCAGTTCCCCGCCTTCTCATGGAACTGACTTAGGAGTAGATAGGCTTCAGGGCGCGTATCGTCATAGGCGATAGCCTGCAAAATACAGTTTGTGACTGAGTATTCTCGACCCGTCTGATTTTCAAAGCACTTAGCCATCTTCAGTAGCGAGTTATAGACCAGTACGCCTTCGCCATATTCGGCGCATCGCAGATAGAACGATACGGCTGATGCGGTCTGATTCAGGCGCTCATACTCAAGAGCTACAGCAAAGTTTAACTCAGGGTCAAACGGTGCTTTAGATAACTCAACAACCAAACTTTTAAGAGGCATAGCGCAATCCTTCCATAATCAAATCTTCAACGACAAGATGAGGAACGCGCAGGATAAAGGCGGCGTTATCTTGAAA